CGTCCATGTTGTCGAGTTGGCGCATGAGGTGACCGTTTCGCATCGACGAGAAGAGGTCGTCCACGCTCTTGGCCTCGATGAGCCAATCGCCACAGCGGTAGTCGCCGTTGACGAGACGCTCGCGTGAAATGTCGATACGGGGGGAACGGCTTTGCGCGCGCCGTTCTACGGCAGCAACAAGTGAGCCGCGTTCATTGGAGTCGATGATGAGAGGGGGCTTCATTGTGCTCCCTCCCATTTTGCACCCTTGCTCATGTTGTCGAAAGCCCATAGCGGTTGCAGGTTCTCCAACACCCAACACGCCTTGAACTCAGGGTCGTTCATAGAGGTGAACGTGAAGGATGAAACAGGGCGAATATGGTCAATGTGCCATTCACTCATGTTGTCCCACGACATGCCTTCAACGAATTGCGATTCAAGATGGTGCATGAGTTGGGTGGGTGTGTAGCCGAGAATATCGAACGTCTTGTGTGTCTTCGACAGACCTCGCTTTCTCAGATGACCGCGCACCGAAGCACGAACCCGAGCGTTGATTTTTTGAGTATGGGTCAACTCAGCGTATGGTTTGTGTTTTGTATTGATTCTATGATACTTGACTTTGCATTGGTTTGTGCAGAACAACTGTTGTGAGTTCTTCACCTCAAACGTGTTTTCACACCCTTTGCACTCCTTTGTCTCACCAACAGAAGACGTATATCCACCATTGAACTCTCTCCTACATGTGACTTCGCAAAACCTTCGGTGGGGTATGTTCGTTTCAAAAGCAGTTCCGCATTTTTCACATTCACGGGAGGCGATAGGGTTTCTCAACTTGCGCAGTATTGCCTCCGTCGCGCACTCGTCTGAACAATACATGCGACCGGTATTCCTTTTCACCAAGCCACCATGAGGCAGCGTGTATTCTACAGAAGGGTCGAAGGCGGCTTCGCAGATTGCGCAATCGCGTGGGGCGAAGACCTTCGGGGCCGGTGGGCATTCTCTTTTCTTTCGGTGGTAATACCTACGCGATTTCTGTGCGTTGCGCTTCTTCCTGCAAGCGTCTGAGCACACTTTCACGTTGTGCCGCGCAGCCTCAAACGTCGTGCCGCATTCGATGCACTCACGCGTCACCATTCTCGCCCCCTGTTCTTCTCAAATCTCTTGGAGAACTTCTGGCAGCGCGCACAGATGCGCTCAGGTGCTTCATCGACAATATCCCAATCGCGGCCACCGACGACAACCATCCCGCACAGAGAGGCGTCGTTCTCCTTCACGGAGCCGTCTCGTCGCTTGAGCACAAGATGAACAGGTTTCGTGGATTGAAGGACTCCCATCGCTCCCTTCGACCCCTTGCGCCTGCCGGTCCATGCGATGAATGCGTATTGCCTTTCACTCATCGTGAACACCTGTCCCATCCCAAAGGGTGCATCGACCCACGCATAGACCCTTCCCAATCAACGATTCACATCGCTCGGAGTAGCCACGCTCCACGATGGAGCGCACTTGGTATTCGGTGACGCCGGGGTCGTAGTCGGCCCATTGGAGCGTAGCGATGAACTCAGACAGGGTGACGATGTGCTTTTCGCGCATCTGCATCGTGGTGCGCTCAACTGGCAGGAAGTTGCGAAGGCGCGACGACAAGTAGATGGCGAGGCTGACTCGTCCGATATGAGGCGGGTTGCTGCCAACCACGCAGGCTGCTTCCATCAGGCAGGGTAGAATCTTGATGCTGCCCATCTTGACCGTGTCGAACTCGACGGGTGCACCTGTGGCCTTGAAACGACGCTCGCGCATCTTCTTGACCTCAAGCACGACACCCTTCTCACCGTAGATGAATGCGGTGTTGCGCGCCTTGTGGGCCATGTTGCAGATTTCATTCCACGTCATACCCATCAGTTCCTCGGTGTTGAGCGGGATGCTCCACCGGAGAACGTGCTGCTTCGCGTTATACGAATTGGGGATGCGGATAACGCGGGCCAAGTCGAAGGGCACCGTCGGGTCCATGCAGTAGAGTTCCATGTCCTTCTTCCACTCGTTGATGATGCTCTTGCCTGCAGCGCGAATCTGTGAGGCATGCCAACCGCTCGACGCGAGGTAGGTCTTGTCGAGGCTGACCCAAATGTGGAAGCCGTTGCCGCTGAACCACACGCCGTGGTTGATGTTGGCATCGAGGAGGAACTGATGGAGACGGCGCACTTGCTCGACGACTTCGTCGCCCTCGACCTCCACCATGTTGCTACCCTTGCGGTATTTCTTGTCGAAGTCGAGCACGAAGTGGCGAATGATGGCGGTGTTGTATTCCGCGCGCCGCTCGTTTGGCTGCAGACCGCGGAAGCCGTAGACGCTCATGAACGCACATTGTGAGTTCTCAAGCGCGCGCCAGTATTTCTCCAACTCGGACTCCGAGCGGACAACCTTCCTGAAGAGGCCGACTTCCTTGGGGTAGTGAAACTTGAGGGGGGTCACGCCCCGCCCTCCACTTGAATGGCGTATTTCGGACACAACTCAACGTATTCGCAGTAAGAGCATTTGAAGTCAGCATTCGCCAACGGGAAGTCTTGCTTCATGTAGGCGGTGATGAGGTCGCGCACTCGCTTATGGAGGAGTCGTTCACTCACAGCCTTCACCTTTTCAATCGTCCAATGGTCAGCGGCTGAGTAGCGCCATCCCCAATGCGTCACTTCCCTGTCGATGTTGCGCTCCGCGAGGTATTCGCTGCCTGCATTCTCAATGAGGAACTTGTAGTAGGACATCTCCTTCCGCATCTGAGCCATCTTGTCGTCTCTCCACTTGCCGGTCTTGAGTTCAAAGAGCATGAGGCCACCGCCGGGTGCCTCAAAGACGCGGTCGATGATGCCGACGAATTGCACGGGGACAAGGCCGTAAGGGGGCACGTCGACTTCCAATCGGACTTCAAGCCTAACCTCGTTGGCGAGAGGCATCAGGCTGTTGGGGGCCATTTTCATACGCGCGTTCTCATATTCCATCAGCCACTTCATGTTGCGGTAGTAATCGTCGTGATAGAAGGGGAAGTCTTCGTTCTCCGCGCGCCGATTCTTGATGATGGTGTCTTCGTTGGGCACCAAGGAGGTGAGGTAGTCCGTCAAATCAGCGCCAGACTCCAACAGACGCGTCATTGTTTCAAGATGCTTCTCGTCAATCCCTTGGTAGAAGAGGTCGAGGCCGTTGTGCACGTCATCGCCGAGGACGAGGTGCTTGACGAGGCCCTGCTCCTTGGGGAAGTTCTGCTGCAACCACATTTGCTGCACGCACCAATCGTAGGAACCTGCTGTCGATTTGCTCATGCGGATGATGATGCCGTCCTCGCCCATCTCAGGCGTCCACGCGTAGGATGAGCCGTCGGGGTAGACCTTAGCCATGAAACCCGCTCCTCGGATGCTTCTCTCGCTGCTGCTCCTCGTTGATACGCTTGAGGGCGAGGTGCTTTGATGCACGCACGCTCTCAACGTCCACTTCGTAGAGGTCGGAGTCAAACTCCGTTGTGAAGATGCGCAACACCAACCCGCCGGGAATCAGGTGCACGCCTTCGTCGGTCCTGACGCCCATGTATTCGTTGAGAAGCGCGTCACCAAAGACGAGGTCGCCTTCGATTTGATGCTCCTCGCCGTGGACGGGGGTGGTGTAGTGAAGGGTCACCTTCAATACTTCACCCCCTTCTCAGGAGACACGTTGACGTCGTGGACGAACCACTTGCCGTCCTTCTGTAGCAGTTGTTGCATCTCACCCACGGCTTTACGCAGCCGGGTCAGTTCGTTGTGTTCTTCAGCCATCTCATCTACGAGTCGCGTCAGCATGTCGACGCGCGCAGTCAGTTGGTCAATTTGTTCTTTCAGTTCTTTGTTGTTCATGGTCATCACCAGTATTGGGCGGGTCGGGGGGTCCCGATTGCAGCATCAACGTCCCACCCTAAGACGTTGAAGATGGATTCGATTTTCTTTTTGATGTTCTTCTCGACGATGGTCCTCGAATCCAGTTGGAATCCGTCGAGTTCGGCCTCATCGCGGTAGGCGACAACTTTAGTGTCGGGGTCGCCGAGACGTGGTGCAGAGACGTAGGTCCATGCAACCGAATCACCGGCGCAGAAGACGGTGTCGTCTGTCGCGATGTATTTGTTGTAGTAGAGCGCTGCCTTGGAGGCTCCTGAGACGACCTTGTATCGCTCAGGGTCGTTGCTGATGCGTGTCGATTGAGAGACGCTCTTGAGCGTCATCTCTCCGCGCCTGATGGGCATCGCCAAAGCGAGAACGGCTTCGCGCACCTCTGCTTCAGACGCCCCGTCAGTCACAAGATTCAGCACGTCGAGTTCGACTTGCTTGCTCACGGGAGCGAGGTTGCTACCCTTGGTGAAGTTGGCGCATTTGAGTTTGCCCGCGTCCTCCGGTGGGAAGGACACCTTGCCTGCATAGCGGTTCTTGCCTGCGAGCAACCAGTAGGGCATGTAAGCCTCCAACTCAGCGATGAGCATGTCGTTGCCCGTCGTTTCCTGCACCGCGTCCGTGATGCGGACAGCAAGGGCTTCTGCCTCATCCTGCGGCACTTGGATGAACGCCGAGTCGGTGAAACCGTAGAGGACGTTGTAGCCCATACGCGTCGCAACGCTATCGAGCAACGAAATGCACCGCCGCCCTTCGGAAAGGATGGTCGTTGCGATGTCGAGGTCAGCCCATCCGAAACCAATGTGCGCGCACATCCCATACAGGCTCGCCATCACGCGCTTGACCGCTGACTGAGTGGTGTTCCATGCCGCACGCTGCTCCTTAGTTTCAGCATCGCGCATGTTCTGCTTGCAGATGGCGCGGTAGTCGAAGAGGTAATCGACGATTTTGGGCAGAATGCCCTTCTCCGTCTGGTCCCAATAGGTGCCGTTCTCCATCGCGATGATACCCTCGCCGGGTCCGTCACGCTTGGTAGTCCAACACAGGTTGTAGCCGCTCATCAGCGAAGGGTAGAGGCCCTTGTAGTCGATAACTGCTACGCCCTCATAGAGTCCGTTATCCTTCATGATGAACTCAGCACCTTGGAGGTCCACCTTCTCAGCCCTGAAGCGAGAAGGGGCCTTCAACTCGGTGCGGCGCGAAATGAGGCCGCGCGCAAAGTTGGTGACGTTGGTGGCCGACTGCATGGACACGCCGCAAAGGCGCACCATTTCGACGAAGAAGTCGGTGACGTTGCGAGCCTCGTCGATGCCGCGCAGCAGCACGGTGTCGAGAAGACAGTAGTCGACGAACTCGGCCCAGTAATCATACCAACCGTTGTGAACGGTCATCCCCTCAATCTCCTCGGTCAACTTGGAGCCGAGGTCGAGCGTTTCGGCGATGGTGTTGAGTTTCAAATTGGGCAACTGACCACCGCCGCTGTCCTTCCAGACCCGCTCAAAGCCGGTGCCGGAACCTGCGGGCGCGGCGGTGTCGAACTGCCAACGTCCTGCGATGGGCTGAGCGTCGTGTCTGTAGCGCTCTCCCTTCTTGGGGTAGCGAACGACGCCGACAGGGCTGAGTTTTGAAGCGCCGCCGGAGCCGTAGATTTTGTCGAGACGCTCCATCATGTGGGGGATGTCGAAGAAGGTGCCTGCGTGGGCAATCATCATGTCGGGGTTGCGCTCGTTAAGGAACTCGATGAACCCATCGTAGAGTTTCTTCTCGGAACGGTAGAGGGTCAAGAAGTATTCCTCGCCGCGCACTTCTCTCGTGTAGAGAGAGCCGTTGTCGAACTTGCCGTAGGGGCAGTTGGTCTGCTCGTCAGCCCATGCGAAAACGCGGGGGAGAGGGAGGTCTGAGTCGATGACGGCGATGACCGTGGTGAACTTGTCGTCTCCGGTGTTGCACTCAATATCATACCACCACTTGCGCGGCTCCCACTCAGGCATCTCAGGCACATTCTCAATGAGGTATTGGTCAACAAAGCGGACGTCGCCCTCATAGGAGCGCGCCACCATGTCGCGCATCCGACTGATGTCGTAAGGGTTGTCTGCCTCTACGCGCCAAAGGGGCGCGCCGTCAAGTCCGCGGTAGGTTTTGTCCTTGAGCACCTCGGCTCCGGGGAAGCCCCGGAGCATGTGATTGATGACGTAGTCAGCAGTCCCTGCAGGGATGAACATGTGAGGTCGGTAGTCCTCGATGCGTTGCTCTTTGAGCACGCCGTTCTCTCTGTGTCGCAGGTAAAGCAACGGCGGCTCATCGTCACGGTAGATGGCGTCAGCAATCACTCGACGCCCTCCTGATGCTTGAGGATGAGCAGGTTGCTCAACTCGTTGTGGGAGAAAACAAGCGCGCTCTGGTCACCCATGTAGAAAGAGACAGGCCCCTTCGGCATACAGGTGAGCAGCGAGGGAAGCGAAGACCCGAATGTGGTCGAATGCTCACCGTTCTCACCGCCATCAATGCTGATGGTTCTTGCCATACGCGCGCCACGGTGATTACCGGCGGTCACCGTCATCTCACCCAAGAGAACTTCAATCCTCACCGGGCTGTCCTTGCCCGTGACTTTCGTCATCGTCCCAAGACCGTGCAGGTTGCCCATCTCCAACGTGCCTTCCACGTCGAGTTTCGCGCGACCAAGTCGCGACCAGTTGCTCTGCTTCGCGGCTCGGATGGCCTCTTCCGCCCTGTTGATGGTGAGGGCTGAGAGAGGCTGAGAGTGCGTGGGCACGCTGTAGTGGTCGCTCCCTGCGCTGACGCTGAGGACGTTGTTGGTGTGGCGGAGCAGGATGGTCGTTTCCTTGCTCGACTTGAGGAAGGTGACCAACTTGGAGAGGTCGGGCACGAACACGGGGCCTGCGTCGTAGCGCACACCTGAGTCGATGACGACAGCCATGTCGCGGCTACAGTAGTGCGTCGCCACGTCGACCGCGCCGTGCACCTTGTTGTCGCCGATGTCCAAGCGAAGGTCGTTGACGCCGTCACCGAAGTGGGTCAGGAAGGCGATGAAGCCCTCCCTGTTCAGGGTGGCCTGAGTCACTCCAACCCCTCCCCGGTGAGCGTCAGGTGGATGGCTGCGCACTTGGGGCAGACCGTGAGGTCCTTGTCTTCCCCGACTTGCTCAAAGGCCCCCGGCGAAGCGCAAAGACGCGCGCCGTTCTCACCCTTGATGTGCATCATCCTCTCCCCTCCTGAGTTCGACGTATCGCATGCAGACGCAGTCGTAATAGAAGATGGCCTCCTCCATGACGCCCATCTTCCTGACGAGCAACCGCTCCTGCACAGCACCCGTCCCTCCGCAGGTCCGACAAGAAAGGTCAGGCGTTGGCTTCCACTCCTTGAAGATGCACGGACAAGCGTCCATCTCCGTCACCATGACTTCCTGATGGGGGTCCCACCGCTGCTCGTAGAGCATGCCTTTCCCGCCGCACATGAGGCATTCGGGGTTGGCTTGGGGGATGTCCTCCTCGCTCCTTCGCTGAGCCTCGTTGTGGGCAGGAGCGCCCGTCTTCGGCCACTCAGTCAAACGCCGCCCTCCCTCAGTTCAGGCAGGCCGAACCACTCAGGAGACTCATCCTGCTTGGTCACCATGATGGTGCGCCGTTGGTCGAGCAGTTTCGGGTTGGTCTTGCACTTGACGAACTCCACCTCGTAGCGCGTCTCACCGGTTGGGTTTCCGTCCTCGCCGCGCACCTTGCTCTTGTGGAAGTAGAGGACTTGGTTGAGGTAGTTGGGGGTGTGCTTCTCCCACGCTGCCTTCTTCCCGATGACTGCGCCGGTCTTGTCCTGCAGGTCGGAGAAGTGCGTTTCGTAGTAGACACGGACACCGAGTTGCATCAGGGTGCGCGCGACGGTGGTCAGTTGATGGAATCGCGTGGTGCGAATCTGCCAGTTGAAGCGCATGCCCACTTGCTCGTGAGGCTTGACCTTGGCGCCAATGCCGTCAGGGGCGGTGCCGAGGTCTTCGATGAACATGCAGTTCTTGGCGACGTTGTCCCACAGGTCAACAGCGGTGATGAGCACGGAGTGAAGCCGAGGTCGGTCACCGGGGTTCGCTGCCCAGTCGACGAGCGTCTGCCCCACCTTCATCACACGGCGGTGCGTAGCAGGGTAGTCGATGGCTTCACGCGTCTCGCCATCTTCGTCGAAGGTCTGGAACATCACGTTGGGGTTGAGACATCGGATGTTTGTCGCATGCGCGCGGTGATGCGTCATGCGGGTGGTCTGTCCGCCGCCATCGAAGTCAAGGACAAACACGACGTCGCCGCGCGCCTTCTCTTCGTCGGTCATGCTGTCGAGGACGATGCCGGTCTTGCCGACGCCTTCCGGCCCGACAAGCCCCATGAAGATGAGGGAGTCGGGTTGGTGGTCGGCAGCAGCCATGATTTCGTCCCACACGCTTGAGGCGATGGGGCGACCCACCCGCGAGGATGGGTCGGCTTGCAGTTCGTTCGTCACATTCGACGGGACCATCTCACCGGAGTCCGGGTCGAAGACAGTCGCTTGGGCTTGTTTTTTCAGGTCGTTCAGGTTGGGCACTTGTTTCACTCTCCGTATTGGCTGACCGAGGTGTCGCCGCCTTCACCCGCCGGGATGGCGAGGCGAGGCACAGCGAAGACACCGAAGGTCTTGATGGCGGGCTGAGGTCCTTCGTCGCCAACGCGCACGCTGAGGCGACCGAAGATGATGACCGTGGACTTGACGGCGTAGGGCCTCCACCCTTCATCCGTGGCGTAGTCGAAGGAGTGACCCTCGTCGCCGAGGAATCCGTGGACGTAGCAGG